GGCGAGCGGGCCCGGCGCGTGTCCGCCGCCGGCCGCGACATCGGCCCGCCGCCACCGGTCGTCGACGCCGCGCGTCGTGAGTCGTGCCGGCTCGACTTCCGGCTGTTCTGCGAGACCTACGCCTCGGAGTCGTTCCCGCTCGCGTGGTCGACCGACCACCTCACCGCGATATCGAAGATCGAGGGAGCGGTCCTCCGCGGCGAGTTGTTCGTCTTCGCCATGCCGCGCGGGTCCGGCAAGTCGACGCTCTGCGAGTGGGCGTCTATCTGGGCCCTCGTCTACGGCCACCGGCAGTTCGTGGTCGTGATCGGTTCCGACCAGTCGATCGCCGAGCAAATGCTCGACTCGATCAAGGCCCACCTCGAGCAGAACGACCTTCTCGCAGAGGACTTCCCGGAGGCGACGTATCCGATCCGCGCCCTCGAGGGGATCAACGCCCGGGCCCGCGGGCAGACCATCGACGGGCGGCCGACGAAGATCGAATGGACGGCGGATCAAATCACGCTCGCCTCGGCGCCGGGGGCGGCGTGCGGCGGGGCGGCGGTCCGGGTCGCCGGCATCACCGGCCGGATTCGCGGGCTCAAGCACACCCGCCCCGACGGGAAGACGATCCGGCCCGACCTCGTTCTCATCGACGACCCGCAGACCGACGAGAGCGCCGCGTCTCCGTCACAGTGTGCCACCCGCGAGAAGATCCTCTCGGGGGCGATCCTCGGCCTCGCCGGCCCCGGCCGGAAGATCGCCGGACTCTGCACGGTGACGGTAATCCGCACCGACGATCTCGCGGACCGCCTCCTCGACCGCGTGCGACACCCGGCGTGGCAGGGCGAGCGGACGAAGCTCGTCTACGACTGGCCGGAGGCGGACGAACTCTGGGGTCAGTACGCCGAGCTGCGGCGTGAGGGCCAGCGGAGCGGGGCCGGCACCGGCGCGGCGGACGCCTTCTACGCCGAGCGGCAGGCCGAGATGGACCGGGGCTCGCGCGTGGCGTGGCCGGCGCGGAAGGCCGAGGACGAACTGTCGGCGATCCAGCACGCCTGGAACCTCCGGATCGACCGCGGGGAGTCGGCGTTCGCGGCCGAGTTCCAGAACGCCCCGCTCGCGGACGACATCGCCACCGACAAGCTCGACCGCCGCTCGCTGGCGCTGCGGTCGACGCCGGTGAAGCGTGGCGTCGTGCCGGGCGGGCATACGAAGGTGACCGCCTTCGTCGACGTGCAGGACCGATTGCTCTACTGGCTCGTCGCTTCGTGGTCGGAGTCGTTCGGCGGCCACGTCGTCGCCTACGGCACCTACCCCGACCAGGGCGCGTCTCATTTTGAGGCACAGACTGCGAAACGCACGCTGGCCCAGGCGGCGAAGGGCGCCGGGTTCGAGGCGGCGCTCCGCGCCGGGCTCGACGAACTGTCGAAGATGCTCCTCTCGCGGGAGTGGCCGCGGGAGGATGGCGTCCCGATGCGGATCGCCCAGGTGCTCGTCGACTCGAACTGGGGCCAATCGACGCAGGTGGTCCGCAACTTCTGCCGGGCGTCGCCGTTCGCGGCGTCGATCCTCCCGAGCCGCGGCAAGGGCGTCGGGGCGTCGGGAACGCCGCTCGGACCCCGCCGGAACCGCGGCGACCGCTCGGGGCTGAACTGGGTCGTCGGGAAGACCGCCGACGGCGTGCAGATCGAGGCGTCGTACGACACGAACTTCTGGAAGACGTTCGCCTCGGCTCGGCTCCGCCTGGGCATCGGCGACCCGGAGGCGATCCTCCTCCACGAGGGGGCTCACGACATGCTCCTCGACCACCTCACGAGCGAGTATCCGGTCCGGGTAGAGGCCCGGGGCCGGAGCGTCGACGAGTGGAAGCAAACCCCGCGCGAAAATCACTGGTGGGACTGCCTCGTCGGGGCCGCGGTGGCGGCGAGCATCACCGGCCTCGAACCGGCGGCGAGCGAGGCCGGGGGCCGCCGGCGGAAGAAGGTCGCCATCCCGACCGGCGCCGACGGGAAGCGTGTGATCGTCACCCGGCGGGCGAAGTAGACGCCACACCCCCTCTCCCGTGCGCGTCGCTGCCTCCACTCTGGAGGCATGAGCGACGACCTCGCGAACAAGATCGACACGAGCGCCCAGGGCCCCCGGCGCGTCCGCACGGACGCCGGCGAGGTGGAGGCCCACCCGCTCCCCGATCAGATCGAGGCGGACAAGTACCTCCGGGCGAAGGCGGCCGCCGATGGCGGCTCGTCTCACCGGGGGCTCCGGTTCAACGTCCTCAAGCCGCCGGGGACCGTCTGACATGGCGAAGCGCCAGGCACCGAAGGGGCGGAGCGGCCGGAAGGCGGCCCCGGCCCGGCGTGCGCCTCGCAGCGTCGCCATCGTGAAGCAGCCGGTCCGGGCGCGGTACGACGCTGCCCAGACGAGCGACGACTCCCGGCACTGGGCCAATGCGGACTCGCTCTCGGCTCAGGCGGCCCTCGTCCCCGAGGTGCGGCGGATCATCCGCAACCGCGCCCGTTACGAGCGGGCGAACTCCGCCTACGTCCACGGAATCTGCACCACGAAGAGCAACGACCTCGTCGGCACCGGCCCGCGGATCCTGCTCGCCACCGGCAACGCCGAGGCGGACCGGTCCATCGCCCGGGCGTGGTTCGACTGGTCGTGGCGGGTGCGGCTGGCGGACAAGCTCCGCGTCGCCTGCGAGGCAAAGATCGTCGACGGCGAGGCGTTCGCGATGCTGTTCACGAACCGTGCGGCCGACACCCGCGGCGTGACGCTCGACCTCCGGCTCGTCGAGGCGGACCAGATCGCCACGCCCTCGCTCGACTACCTCCAGGCCCTCGGCCCCGACGGCTCGCTCGTCGACGGCCTGGAGATCGACGCCGACGGCAACGTCACCGCCTACCACGTGCTCCGCTCGCACCCCGGGTCGAACTACGCTATCGGCACGTTCGAGGCCGACCGGGTGCCGGCAGAGCGCGTCCTCCACTGGTTCCGCGCCACGCGCCCCGGGCAGTACCGCGGCGTCTCGGAGCTCGCCTGCTGTCTCCGCCTCTGCGGCAACATGCGGCGGTACACCGAGGCGGTGATCCGTGCGGCCGAGATCGCCGCGGACCTTGCCGCCTTCGTTCACTCGAACTCCCCGGCGGCGACGGTCGACGAGGTCGACCCATTCGCCGCGATCGAGATCGAGAAGGGGACGCTCACCACGCTCCCCGAGGGGTGGGACGTGTCGCAGCTCAAGGCCGAGCAGCCGACGAACACCCACCAAGCGTTCACCCGGACGATCCTCGGCGAGATCGCCCGGGGCGTGAACCTGCCCTACCACAAGGCGGCTTTCGACGCCTCCTCGTACAACTACTCCTCGGCGCGCCTCGACTCGCAGCTCCACGACCTCAACGTCCGCGTCGAGCGCGACGAACTCGAGCGGACGTGGCTCGACCGCATCTTCCGCGAGTGGCTCGACGAGGCCCTCCTCGTCCCGGGCCTGATCCCCGCCGGCCTTCCCTCCGCCTCGGCCTGGAACTGGTCGTGGGTGTGGGACGGCCACGACGGCGTCGACCCGGTGAAGGACGCCAACGCCACCGAGACGAAGCTCGCCACGCTCACGACCTCTCTCGCCGCCGAGTACTCCCGGCAAGGCAAGCAGTGGGATGTCGAACTCCGGCAGATCGCCGCGGAGCGGCAACTCATGGACGAGCTCGGGCTGTCGCTCGGGGACCGGCCGGCCCAGGTGGTCGTGCCCCCGGCCGACCCGGTGAACGCCGCCGGGGAGCCGGACCTCGAGGCGGCCGACTCCTACCGACCGACCGCGGAGATGCGGTCGGAGGCGGAGCGTGGCCTCGCCTGGCGGCGTGAGTTCGGCCGGGGCGGGACGCCGGTCGGCGTGGCCCGGGCCCGAGACATCGCCAACGGCCGCCCCCTCTCGCTCGACACCGTCGAGCGGATGGCGAGCTACTTCGCGCGGCACGAGATCGACAAGCAGGGCCAAGGCTGGAGCCAGGGCGAGGACGGCTACCCGTCCGCCGGCCGGATCGCGTGGGCCCTCTGGGGCGGCGACGCCGGCCGCTCGTTCGTCAACCGCATCCTCGACGAGGTGGACGCATGAGCAACGTCACGCTCCGGGCCGACGTGCAGTTCCTCCGGGCGGATGACGCCGGCGAGGGGGCGATGTCCACTCCCCGGACGCCGCGGTTCTCGATGGTCGCCTACACCGGGGCCGAGATCCGCCAGGCGTGGAGCCGGGAACCGATCGTGATCGACCTCTCCGGCATGGCCGTGCCGGCGAACGTGCCCATCGTGTTCGGCCACGACTACGCCCTCGAATCGGTCCTCGGGCAGGGCTCGGCCCGGATCGGGACCGACCTCGTGATCGACGGCGCGATCCTCGCGGAGAGCGAGGCCGCCGGCCAGGTC